GTGCCTTGTGCTCCTTGAATACCAAATCCTTGTGCGCCTTGACTACCAAGTCCTTGAGTACCTTGAGTACCTTGCCGTCCTTGTATACCTTGAGTGCCTTGACTGCCAATTCCTGCTACACCTTGCGTACCTTGTGCGGCTTGTACGCCTTGCACGCCTTGAGTTCCTTGACGTCCTTGTATCCCTTGACCGCCAATTGTGCCTTGTGCAGCTTGTGTACCTTGTGTGCCCTGAATGCCGTTTGTGCCTTGCACGCCATTGGTGCCTTGTGCTGCCTGAGAACCTTGACTACCTGTTGTACCTTGTGCGGCTTGAGTACCTTGACTACCTTGTGTACCTTGGCTACCAGTTGTGCCTTGTGCGGCTTGTACACCTTGCACACCTTGCGTACCTTGACTGCCAGTTGTGCCTTGAGTGCCTTGACTACCTGTTATACCTTGTGTGCCAATTCCTTCAACACCTTGTACACCTTGAGTACCTTGCCGTCCTTGAATACCTTGAGTTCCCTGACTACCTATTGTGCCTTGACTACCATCAGTGCCTTGCGCTGCTTGTGTGCCTTGTGTGCCTTGTCGTCCTTGAATACCTTGAGTGCCTTGGGTGCCAATTCCTTGTGCGCCCTGGCTACCAGTTGCGCCTTGCGCGGCTTGTGTGCCTTGAGTACCTTGCCGTCCTTGAATACCTTGAATACCTTGACTGCTAACTCCTTGAGTACCTTGCACACCTTGAACACCCTGACTACCAAATCCTTGAGCGCCTTGACTACCGGTTGTGCCTTGTGCGGCTTGTGTACCCTGAGCGCCTTGTGCTCCACCACCACTGAGAGTAGTAATTTCAATAGCTGTAGTGTTTGCCGGTGGACTAGAAAATGTAATAGTATTACCAACTAGACTGTAATCAGTACGAAGTTGATCCACACCATTAATATTAACCCAAGTTAGATTTACATTGCTAGGCGTGGTGCTAAGAACAAAATTGACCTGTGTGCCGTTTCCAGTAAAATTATCAACGGTACTGACTACATTTCCCGGTGATCCTAATCCAGTGAGTAAACTACCATTACCAATAAAATAATTACCAGCAACATTACCAGTTACCGAAATTGATCCACCGGTATAACTGGCTGTGTTTACAATAGTGGTAAACATACCATTGTTGGCAGTAACGTTACCAGTGACACTTAACAATCCACCGGTATAACTGGCTGTGTTTACAATAGTGGTAAACATGCCATTGTTGGCAGTGACATTGCCTGTTACACTCACTAATCTACCAGTGAAGCTGGCTACGTTTACAATATTTGTAAACATGCCATTGTTGGCGGTAACATTGCCTGTTACACTTAACAATCCACCGGTATAGCTAGCTGTGTTTACAATGTTTGTAAACATACCATTATTGGCTGTGACATTACCTGTTACACTTACCAATCTACCAGTGAAACTGGCTACGTTTACAATGTTTGTAAACATGCCATTGTTGGCTGTGACATTGCCTGTTGCTGACAATCCTAGCCCAGATATCAATCCACCACTGGAGATATTACCTATTGAGATTATTGAATCAGTGGTTAATCCTTGATCGGTGAATATTGTGGTATTAGCTATATCATTGATAGAAACTGTAATATTTCCATCGGCTATTGCTGCTGATATTGAGCTGGTACCATTGCTAATTGTAGTTGAATTCGACACTGGTATACCAGTGAGTAAACTACCGTTACCGATAAAATAATCAGCAGTGATATTACCAGTGACACTGATACTTGGTACGTTTAGCCCGCCAGTGCCTACGTAGATTGAGTTCCACCGCAGGGTTGGACTACCTATATCATACACATTGTCAAAACTAGGGATAAGTGTATTGGTTAATTGTATTTTGCCAATACCATTGGGAGACAAAATCAAGTTACCGTTGTTGTTAGTGGTGCGAATAGTATTATTAGCAATAGTTACATTGCTCAGCACTGGGCCCGCGGCAAAAACTTGATCAAAGTTTTGATTTACGTAACTAAACGCGGTGCGTAACGGATCACCTTGTCCGTCATCGGGCACTGCGCCAATATCAATGGTGTATTGTGTCATTTGTAGAGTCTCTGATTGTATTTACCAGACTCTACAAAGAAGGGATTACAGGTCACTGTTGGTATCAGAACGATATAAGAATGTTTTTATATCTATATGTTCAAAATTTTTAATGTTTTTGAGTTCTTTTATTTCGGCTGTAGTGGGGCCGCACACACGGATAAATCTTGTTTTTGGAAAATCCACAGCCACCCCCGCTACTTGTCGTATCCAATTTCCAGTGTATGTGGGTGCGGCATCTGCACTTTTATAGAACTCAGTACCGGCATAGACATTGTTAAATCTCATTGACTGACTTGGACCCATATCATATCCCAATAGATAGATACGATCATGTCCATCCAATGCAGCAATGGCACATGCAATAGGTCCTGAACTATTGCCGTGATATTTTTTAGGAACTATCTGCGCACCCAAGTCCAACAATGGTTTTCTTGTGTAAAATCTGTGTTTTTTTGCATACCCTGAACACTGAATAGCTTCGGAGATTGGGCGATCTGTAGCCACAAGACAGTCGGGTTCAAAGTCTCTGTATAGTCCATTACAGCCGTAGATGGACCCTAACAATTTTAATTTTTGTAAATCAATGGCAGTTCGGCTTTGCCCATTACCCAATACAAATGCTATGGTCATAAAAAATCCTCCCAGTATGTAGCTGAGAGGATTGTGAGTTCCTAAATATTAGGAAGTAACGTTGTTGATAACTGCCAGTGGCACATAGCCATCTGGTGCCGCAGCAACTGATTCTGTAGCAGTAGCTACATCCAATCCAGACTGAGCAACACCACCTTCGTCTGTGAAGAAGTTGGCAACATAGTAAGATTCGCTGGTGTAAGTAACTTCACCAAGGTTGGCATCGCTATAGTCTCCAGTGGTCCCAGTCCAGTCACGAACCCACTTGTTGCTGAGGTTACTGGCTGTGGCTGCTGCGCTGTCACCAGATTCGTATCCAATTGCCATAAGACCCGCACCTGGTGTGGTATCATTAGTCAACACGCACACACCAACTGGGTATGCAGTTCCGTTGCCACCACCATCGGATGCTGTGGCAGTGAAAATATCACCAGGTGCCACTGTGCCTGTACCTGTACCTACTGTTTGCCAGTTGGTTGTTCCAAGAACAGCAATCTGATATGCTTGACCAACAATGAAACCAGAATCGGCGGTAGTTGCATATGTGTATGCCACTAGATATTTGTGGCTACCTTTTTGGCGTATGATACGACCGGTGTATTGTCCAGCAATAGCTGCGGTAGTAGTACCATCTGCTAATAGAATGTTTACCAGTGCTGCTACTTCAGGGTATGTGGCACTAGGTTGGCTGGTAGTAGGTGATCCGCCGACCACACCCAAGAATTGCGCTGCATTCAATGTTTGTATGGGTGCATTATAAACAGGCACATCAAGTGCGCTGAATGGTGGATAAGCAAGATCTACTGGCACATCAGCGCCAGGGCTGTTGATACCAGTATTTAAACTGTATTTTTGTATTTTTAATGGACGACCCATGATTTTTTCTCCTTAAAGAAGTCCGATGCGAGTTCTAGTCGCTACGCGGCAGGGTAACCGCATAAGACGCAGTATTGCGTACAGCACTTATTTATGGACAACCACTTATTTTTGATGGCATGCCAAGTATTATTAAATATCCGTATGAACATTGACCAACTACTAGAACAAGGTAACCAACATCGCGCAAATCACCAACCTGAACTGGCATTAAAATGCTATGCTGAGATGTTTGGACAAGACTTCAATCACGGTGCTGCATTTAACAATTATGGCAATGTGTTGAGAGAAATGGGTTACCCAGCCCGTGCCATCCCTTTCCTACATGCTGCACACGATATCGATCCGTCAAATGTCACAACCGAGTTTAATCTAGCTGTGGCATACTTGATCAACGGTGATTACGAAAAAGGATGGCAGTATTACGAAGCTCGCTGGCGTTACGAGCACATGTCTGGCGTTAAACCAAAATTACCAAAACCTGAATGGACCGGCCAAGATCTCAAAGACAAAACTATATTACTAGTAGGGGAACAAGGATTGGGGGATCAAATTCAATTCTTGAGATTTTCTGCTAATCTGTTATCAGCTGGTGCAAAGATAAAATTGGTATTGAGTCCTAGTGTTAAAACACTGTTTCCATCCCCTGCCGGACACATCATTGGTGTTTATGCACCTGGGGAAGATCTCGGTGAATACGACTATTGGATTTCTATGATGAGTATTCCTCGAGTGATTGGACTGCGATTAGAAACAATTACACATCAATTGCAATATATTGCTGCTACTCCCGAAAAAGTAAAAGAATGGACCAGTAGATTAGGTGTTAAGAAACGCATGAGGATTGGCGTTTGCTGGAGAGGCCGTGAAGATTCCTGGATACACAATCACAAAGCTATACCTATAGAAAAGATAACTGATCTTATACGTCGCAATCCTGAACACCAATGGATCAATTTAACTGTGGATTCCACTGAAGAAGAATCTGCTGCTATCACAGCAGCTGGTGGAGAATGCTATCCAGGTACAATTAAAGATTTTAGTGACACTGCAGGACTCATGCACCACTTGGATCTTGTGATATCAGTGGATACTGCCAATGCACACCTGGCAGGTGCCATGGGTCGTCCTGTTTGGATTCCGTTGAATGCGTATGGCAATTGTTGGCGCTGGTTACTCCGACGTGAGGATTCACCTTGGTATCCTAGTGCTAGATTATTCCGTCAACCCAAAATGGGAGACTGGGACTCAGTGATCAACAAAATGCACAAATTCTTAGGATTTTTTAAGATCTAATTATGGTGCAAACTATTACGTAAAGATATCTAATAGTTGTTGTTGCACTGTGGGGTCATTTATTCCTAGATGCACATTTTTTGCCCAGACAAAATTTGTTAACCAAGTTCCCATGTATAAATCATCTATTGCTGCCCATTGAGTAGTTTTGGGATGTTGTTCTAGCCAAGCATTTATTTCACCTGCTCGTTGTTCATGATATGTGGTTGTTCCGGGCAACCATGCAGTATAATCAACGGGCATTTTTTTAATACCTTGTTTCTGATAAAACTCACACATGCCTTCAATACTGGTTTTTAATTTCCAGTCACTGGAAACTACAATTTCAGCACCAGTTTGATCTAGTATTTGATTTAGCGTGCGGACCGCAGCTGGATCAAAATCACTGAAATAGGTCTTGTTGGTTCCTGCAAATTCAGCATCAGTGGGCATGCTGTGTTTGGTCCTTACTACTTCAATAGCACCGAGACACACCACGCCGTAATGATCCAAGAATAGTATTTTCAAAATGTCAGTTCTGATTGGGTTGACACTTCTGTTGCCAGTAGTCTATTCACATACCATTCAACAGTTTCAATGTCTGCGGTTTGTTCTGCCAATCGCAGACCATGGAAGAATCTATCTTCGACATTTTCAAACTCTGCTCTTGTGCGCGGTGTTCTGCCATCTTTCGCAAACTTCATATCTGTTATAGGATAGATGTTGTTGAATCTGCAACTGGTCAACACACTGTCAGAGAACAAGTTCATGTGATAGTCAGTGATAACATTGTAGTATTCAATGGTATTCTCGATCACTTGCTTGTTGGTCAATGTGATCTCTTGACCATGTTCGTTCACTGTGACAGTTCCGATAGGAGTTGCTGCTGTCATTGGATAGGTAAACGCACCTGCTTGTTTGTTAAAGATACGATGCTGATCAAATGTTCGTAAAGTTGTGCCATCACTGAATGTGAGTAGGTTGTACTGACTTCCAGTTTCACTGCGTTTGATCCACATGGCTGTGGTTTCTGCATAGCAGCCGCGATCAAAGTCCCAACTCAACAGTTTGTCAGTGTAGGTGATATCTTCAATTGCTTTGTGTGTGCCATCGCTGAGTGCGATTTGAGTTTCAGCCAACAAGCAAATGCCCGAGGTTCCGGTTACTGCATTTGAATAGTAGGTTCCTGCATTACTGGTCACATACGCATACAAAGTATACTGTGTTGAATTCAAACCGGTTGTAAAGGTCAATGATACTGTTCCCGGAATGCTGCCCAAGGCACCAGTCTTATAAGTTTCACTTATTGTACCAGCAGTGATGATCACGCCATATTCTGTTACTGAAATAGTATTGGCCACAGTTACATTGGCACCTCCTTCACCGCCACTAAACAACCCGGCTGATCTGGCAACAGCCGTGATGGTTTGTATAGTGGGTAGAATCGTTTGACCGGGAACAGCAACACTTGTGAGTTGTGAACCATTGCCTATGAAGTAGTTGCCGGTGATATTGCCGGTGACACTTATAGTATTACCATATGTGATTTCTTTTGAGGTAGTATTGTAGAACACGATTTCGGCAATGTTGGCCACATCATTGCGGACCGGAGCCACTGTGAATGTGTTGGCTGTGAGTGCGTTTAGCCCAGCACCAGTAGCATTTATGATGATTGAATTGTTGCCTTGGGCACTTTGTCCTGCATAAGAACCAATGGCCACTGAATTAGCGCCTTGTGTATCATAACCAGCATTATCTCCGATAGCCACCGAGCTGTTGCCTTGAGTGGTATTGCCAGCATACAGGCCAATGGCCACTGCTTTTTCGCCTTGGTTTCCTGCGGCAGCACTTGAGCCAATAGCCACTGAGTTTTGTCCTTGGCTGTTTGCGGCAGCGTCTACACCAATGGCAACTGATTGTGTTTGTTGACTAGTGTTGCCTGCCCTTGACCCAATGGCTACTGCATTTTGTCCTTGAATGTATGTGCCGGCATCTAGGCCAACTGCAACGGCACCTACTTGTTGTGTGGTCTGCCCAGCTTCTCTGCCTATAGCCACTGCATTAGCACCTTGTGTGTTTAGGCCGGCCTGATATCCTATGGCCACTGAACTGGCGCCTTGTGAGGTGTCACCGGCTTGTTGTCCAATGGCCACTGCGGCATTGCCTTGTGGACCTGTTGCAGCAGCATCGCGACCAAATGCCACAGCGTTGCCCGCGGTATCTCGGATCGTTGCACCGCCCCTGGGCAAGGTTATACCAGATGTGGCAAAACTGTAAAGGAATGGTACAGCATTGTCATCCAGTCCAAAGGTTATGGTGCTGCTGTTTTCTTCAAAATAAATGTTACCAAAGCCACTGGAGTCAGCATTGGGCAATGTCAGCACACCATTGTAATCAAAATTCCATTGAGCTGTGTTGCCCGCCGCATCATTGCTATTGATAACAATATTGCCTGTGTTAGCCAGTTGTATATACTTGAGGTCATCGCCTATGAACTGATTGTAGTATTGATTGTTGCCAGTGTCAAAATGTATGTGAGTGGGTTCGTCATTGATATTGCCCCGCACTCGCAGGTATAAATCATTTGCTAGAGAGCCAGGATCCGGTGCAAGATATAGTCCACTGACCGTGTTGCTGGTGCCTGTGCCCATCACTGCTTCGTCTTTGAATGTTACATTGCCGGTCACTCGGTTACCGTTGGCATAGTTTATTGCGATAATATTACCAGGCAATGTTAGGTTACCAGTAGCATCAAAGTTCCACCGCACTTCGGTGCCAGTGTTGCCGGGCTTGAGAATAACCACAGCAGACGGTGTATTGACATTGGCCATGTCAGTTTCAACATATGCCCAGGCCTGATATGCACCAGTATTATCATCTTGGATTCCAAATTGGGCGTAGGCATCGCCCGCTCCAAATATGGAATTGGAATTTCCGTTGGTGGTTCTGACGGTTATTGGGCTGCCTGCAGGGGCCTGTATGATATTAGCAGGAAATTGTGTGGTAGCATTGTTGTTAAATGCCCAAGTATTAGCACCGGCAGTGAGTGACATGCTTTCTGAAGCAGATATTAACCCTGAGGTAACATTCAAGCCATCTTCAATTGTGACAAAAGTTGAATCATCACTGCGGATGCTGTTGATCACTAGATTCACAGCTGATAAATTGCCACCAGTGATATTACCAGCAGTTATGTTACCTGTTGAACTAACTGGATTAGAACCCAAAGCAGCTAGATTGGCAACCACATTAGCATTGCCATAATTTGATGTAATGTTTGTGAGTTGGCTGCCGTTACCAATAAAGTAATTGCCTGTGATGTTGCCGGCTGCAGATACATTATTGCCTGTTAAAATGTTGCCATTTGCAGAGAGATAACTTGAAACTGTGATCCAACTTGAAACTCCAATACTACCTGCAACTGTGACACTGCCAGTTACAGCCAGTGAAGCAACATTGGCAGTTCCTGTGGTAGTCAAGTTTCCACCAGTGATGTTTCCAGTGGTCAACACTACATTAGAACCAAATGCCGCCAAGAAACTGGACACATTTGAATTTGAATAATTGCTACTGCCACCGGTGAATGGTGATCCGTTGCTGTAGAAATAACCATCTGTGCGAATGCCCGGTGTTATGATATTGCTGTCAGCATAAGTGAAATAAGCATTGCTGGCAAAACTGTTTGAACCTGAGTTGTATTGTATCTCTCCAATATTGCCTGACGGATAGTTTGTGTTTGATGTGACCTGATTAGTAGTGGTAAAATTCTGTTCTTCAAGATTGATAGTGACATTGGCACCTGCAAATACACCACTGCTGTTGGTGGTAATCAATCTGTTTAATGCTTCTTGACCAGTCACATACACATTACTATTGGTATTTGTTGCTGTGGTATCAGCAGCAGCAGCGGCAGCAACAGCAGCAACAGGTGGATTGGCTAATACTGTGTTGCCATTTGCATCGGCTCGCAGTACAATAGGTGTAGTAGCAGTTGTGTCGTAAGGTGAAACACCCACTACTGGAGTTTTAATAATAGCCATAGTTCAAGTCCCTTTGGTATATTTACCGGGATTAATCAATATCCAAATCTGGTTTTGAATTGATTGTACAATGTTTGTATCTTTGCAAGAGAGATCACTCCATCATACACTTGTATTAATCCTATATTGCCAGTCTGCGGTTCAAAGCCACCGGCTCTGCTGAACAATCTCAACTGGTTAAATCCACCAAACGCACCACTAGTTTCTGTTTTATACACACCAGTGGGCTCTGTACTTGTGGCAATGTAGAGATCAGCTGTGGTAGTGGCATAGTCAAACGTGCCCCATATAAAATGCCATGCAATATCTGCTGGATCACTAGTGAGGTTTACTACTCCATTTGGATAAAACACATTCATGTATCCACTGTAACTTCCCATCAACCAGTCTTTACTGCTTTCATCTTGTGTGTTTAACAATCGACCGTCTACTATTGGATTTAACTGATATACCATGAACACAGTATAACTTTGACCAGTCACATAGTTTGGACCACCAAAGATGTAATCATTCACAGACCCAGACACAGTGGTCATGTTGAATACACCGCCATTACTAGCATTCCATGACATGGTACTGTCAGGGTTGGCCACAGTCACAGTGTAACCACCTGATCCTGACACCACTGATCCATCCACTGGTAAAGCACTGTAGTTGGCTGCATTTAAATTATACACCAAATCAGGTCCCGTCGGGGCTGATCCTATGAAAATCCCTCCACCAATGCTTATTCCTGATCCAATTTGTATTGCCATGCAGTATTTAGCAGTCAACAAAAAAGCATCTTGCGATGCTTTGATGCCACTTCCCATCCCGGGGTTGTTATTGAGTATTTAGTAGAGATCGACAGTTGAGACCGTGGTACCCATTGTATCTTGCTTTGTTGGCTTGCACTCCGCAATGTGGACAAGTTTGCTTAGGTTGTTGAGTATAGTGTGTTCCTGCGGCAAGTTGGGCTGCTACTGTTGCCGATAACCTTGTGCCCATACCGATCGGTTTAGATTTACCTTTGGTACCTTGTGATATTTTAAGTTTGTTCTCCTCGCTCATTGGGCCCTTGGGCTTTCCTTTTGCTGATAAAGACATTTTTAACTTTGTTTCTTCACTATGAGTTTGTCCAGTTCTTCTTGCGGCTAGCGCAGTCTTCCATTCATCTGTTGGCCTAAACGGATTGGCTGCTTTAGTTTCACGAATTTTAATTTTTTGTTCTTCGCTCATAGGCCTGCCTTTGTTATTAGCCCGTCGGCCAGACATTGTTGCACTATGAACAATAGAGAATTCTTTTTTAAGACTCTCGTATACTCTACTTGTAATAAGTGTTTCATATCGTTGAGTGAATTTACCATTTCGCTTCATTCCATTGAGAGCGTATACCATCTTGGCTTTTGCCTCACCTGTATACATTTTAGTTAGTAACCAATGACAAATAAAATGTTCACGAGCAGTCAGATCAACAAGATTATTTTTGTCATCTGAACCATTTAGACTTTTAGGTATAACATGGTGGCGTTCAGTATAGCCGTCAAGTGTACGTGTGCGAGCACGATCTGTAATAGCAGTATACCAAGTAGTGTATTTGTTCATACATTTATTTATCTCTAACTTTACTTTCACGTAATTTTATAGTCAATAAAAAACGCCCCGAAGGGCGTTTTTGTTGTCCAAATAAATGGATTGTGGATCAGCTGAACGAAAGATTCGAAACGGCTATCTCCCCGACATAATCTCCGGCATTGCCGAAAGAAGATGCAGTATTAGTGAGCTCGATAAACCCATAACGAGTCATGAACGAAACCACTGGTTCGAATGTTGTTGGGTCCAATACAACACCTGAGCTCATCAAGGGGATGTAAGGGCAGTAGAATGCAGGAGCATCAGCTTCTGAACTACCTTTGTAGCCAACCAATACAGGTGTAGTATCGCTAGCATAGCTATCAACAAACACACGCATTGCGCCGTTCAGAGTACCAACAAACTTGGTGTTTGTAGGTGCTTCGAAAGTGCCTTCTGTAGTACGTGCAAATGCGCTGGTTGTAGCACTTTGCAGAACTGTCAAGCTAGCAGAGCTAACCACAGCATAGTTACCAGCGCCACGACGTGTGCGTTGGGCGATCAAGTTAGCAACACGATTGATCAGAACTGCCAAAGCGGCGTGTTCGTCACCAACGAATGTAGCTGTACCAGACACAGTAGCTTGGTTGTATGTGTACTCAGTAGTGGCCAGTGAGCGCAAGCTCAACAAGATTTCCTGGTCAATTTCAGCTGTAATTTCCTGGGCCAAAGCTGCCATGATTTCGGCTTCTACGTCGATACCATGCATAGCTTGTGCGTCCTGAGCAGCTTCAAAAGTCCAACGAGCTTGCAACTTACGAGTCTTAGCTTCCACAGCCTGCTTCAAGATTTGCACAGAGATCTGACGACCGCCGCTGCCTTCAAGCACTGATGTATTAGCACCACTGTAGATAGTTTGTGTTGGATCAACAATACCAGCTGAAACGCTGCTTGCTGAAGAATATGCCTGAGCAATCAAGAATGGGCTCAATGCTTCCTGGCCGGCAGCAGTACTGGTATTAGCAGTGCTGGTGTCGTTCATTGTGTTGGCATAACGCACACGCAGGGTGTGGATCTGACCAACAGGTCCGGTCATGGGCTGAACGCCAACCAATTCGTTAGCAATAACGGTTGGCATAACACGACGAATAACTGGCAAAATCACACGATTAAGTGTGGCAATGTTGCCAGAACCTGTAGAACCGCCGCTGGCATTTTCTTTCAAATACTTGCGTGTGTTCTCTAGGATCACGTTCATGTTGTTGCGCTTGCTGCCTTTTAGGCCTTCAAGAAGGGCTTCCTTGGTTTCATCCCAGCGGCCTTCTAATAGTTGTTGTGACATTTAAGTCTCCTTAGTTTAAATTAAAGCCCTGCCAGACGCTTAATAGCGATAACATTGCTGTTGTCAGCGGTGTCGTCGTCTTGACGCAGAGCAGTTTTATTACCAGTGACTTCTGACACATTTTCTGAGATCACCTGGCGGGCTTTCACAGACTTGCCATCAGCTAATACGGCTGGTAGATACTTTTCAAAAGCATTTTTCAGACGGGGAGTCTGTACGCTTTCGAGTAAATTACGCATGACTTCGCGCTTTTCCTCATTGAGAGGACTCAGCAGATCGTCCATGGTGTTTTGACGCACATTGGATTCACGGATCACACGTATTTCACGTTCCTTGGACTCAACAAGAACTTTTGCTTTCCTGCTGAGTTTAATGGCTTCAGATAGTTGATTTTCTCTGGCAGCGATGATGTTTTGCAACTTGCGAACTTCGGCTTTCTCATTGAGATGAGTAGCACCAAATTCAGCAGCATACGCTTCAAAGATACGACGACCAAAATTGTTCTCACGAGCAACTTGGATGTCTTCATGCAACTGGCTGAGTTCAGCCTTCAAATGATAACTAACAGCTTGACTCATTTTTTGAGCACTTTCTTTTACGAAACGTGCTTTGAGATTTTCTAACTTGCCACGTGCTTCACGCACCAAACGCACTTTGGTTTCCACCACATCACGTTTGTCTTGAGCAAATTCTTGGATCTCACGAGCCAATGCATGCACCATAAAGTGTTCTAGTTTTTCTAGTCCTTCATTGTGCTGCTTGCGGTCCCGGCGTAGTTCGCTGATTTCTTCAGATAATTTTGTTACCATGAAATTGTTAAACTTCACAGCACTTTCTTTCATCTTGGTTTGAAACTTCACGCGATCTTCACGCAGGGCAGACTTCTCTTGGGCAAACTCTGCAAGTTCACCGGTGAGACTGTCTGTCATCATCTTGTCTAAGGCTTCAACCATCACTGTCTTATCGTGCTCGTAGCGTTGAGCAAACTCTTCACGTAGTTCTACTCTAACCTGTTCACGTGCTTCTGTCAGTTTTGATTCCCAAGCTTCGTTGAGTTCTTGACTGACATCTTCATTAATCAGGCCGCTATCTAGCAATGGTTTGATTGCATCTAGCATGCTTTACTCCTTAATTTTGAGATCTCGAATAAGGCGTTTTACTTCCTCACGCAAAAATCTCTGTACCTTGTTGTTCTTTCCTGCGTCCTTGGCAATCTCTAATACTTTATGACCATACTTCATATTACGAAGTCCTTCATAAATTGCATGAGGATATGCATTTGGAGCACTGGGCTGAGCAACAATATCTACAGTGACTATTTCAAAGTCACTGACATGTCCGTTGCCATCGTTCACGTTACCGGAACCACGGCTCGAAACTCCGAGTTTTACACCCGAATCCAACATGGTCTTGACCAGTTGTCCCATAGGTGTGGGTAATATTCTTAACTTGCCATAACCTGCAGGTCCATCCATCCACATCTTGTCAATGCAGTGACTGACTCTGTCCAAGTTAATTTTTAAATCTTCAGGGTGATCAACTTCACCCAACACCGAGTAACCATTTACCAATTGATCATTAATACTACGAACAGCATTGGTAATTTCACCTATAGGGTATATACGGTCGTTGGCGTTCTTTACTCCACCTTCAATGCATATACCTTGCATGTATAAGTTTTTTTCTTTGCCGTCAGGCCCATCTTCAACCAAGATAGAAATCTTGGCTTGATTGAAGTTGAGATGTTCCTGTAAGTATTTCATTTCTGATTACTTGCCACTACGTGGAAAAGGTGTGCGTGTGTTAACACCGCTAGCTTGCCCCAAGTGTGGTTTGGTTGCAGGACGCAGATCTTGTTTGGCTTGAGCAGGTGAGTTACCAACTTTACCAATCAAATCTTTGGTGCTGTTTTTGTAAGCAGCAGTGTCGTGGTGACCACCTTCGGCTTGTCCTGCTTTTACAGGACGGCCTTCCATGCCAGTTTGTCCAGAATTAAATGCTACAGGACCGGCTTTGCCGTCACCTTCTTCGTGGGTAGTAGTCTTTGGATGTACTTGCTTCAAGGTGATGTTTTCCATCACGCCTTCGGTTTCAAATTCGTCAGTATCAATTTCCATGTCATCCATGCCGTCGCCACCCATGTCGTCTCCACCCATGTCGTCTCCACCCATGTCGTCTCCACCCATGTCATTGCCACCCATCATGTGTTCAAATTCAGCCATGAGTTCGTCTAACTTGTCAGCTAGATCCATCACATCGCTTTTGCTAGCTGGCTCATCTCCACCCATTTCGTCATGATCCTGTTCCATGTCGTGAGTTAAATCTTCGCCATCATCTTCTGCTTCGTCATCAAACTCAGCATCATCATCTTCACCTTCGTGCATGCCTTGTTCTTCAGTTTCAACATCTCTGATCAGAGCGCCACTTGGACGTCCACCCATCATGTCGTCGCCTTCGCTCATGTCGGTGTCAACTTCATCAGGGGTTAGACCCATGTCGTTTTCAACTTCCTGCATGAGGTTTTCATAGATCTGGCGACTTTTAGATACTACAATCTGATGAAAAAGTTCTTTGGCTTTTGCGTCTTCGTCGTTGATCACATATTCAATCAACTGTTCAAACTGATTTTTGCTCATTTAAATGGCTCCTATAAGATATTTGTTAATTTTGCCACCTTGACAAAATGTATATCTATATTTACAATCTAAGAGAAAAATACGCTGTTTATGGCTGTTTTTTTGCCAATAAAGACAGAACTATTACATTGGCGCTGCGGCCGGAGGTGCGTATTGAGTTCTGATGTCTTTTAGCTTTTCATTATACTCAAATGTTCTGGTATCATTCATTTTTCGCAATTTATTCAATTGCATTAGTGTGAGCTTGGTCTTGCGCAATTGCCCAAGGTGAGGCTGAGTATTATCAGCAGCTACATCTTGATATGCACTGGGACTACGTTCGTAAAGCTCATTGAGGATCATGATATATTTATGCAGCGCCTGGAATTGGAGCACCGGCGCCCGGAGGTTGTGCGGCCGGCGTGTTGCCAATTGTTCCACCTGGTGCACCTGGCATTCCTTCTTGCCCAGCTGGGGTTAGATTTGACATCTCTTGACCCATTGCAACATCACTTTCCAACCCTGCTGGAGTAATACCCACACTACGTAGATCCTGTCCTTGTGATGTATCCAACTCGGGTTTGCTGCGTTCTTCTTTCCACAGCTTGGAATTGGTTTGGATTTCGTCTTCGGTCAACCCTAAGAAACGCTCTAGTAAGAATCGCTTGCTCATGTAAGGCAATGCTTCTAAACTGGTAAATGCTGTGATACGTGAAGTGTCTAGTTCAGCTTGACGATAGCTGGCAAAGTTTTGTGGTGGGTTAAACTTGATCTGGAACAGACCAGCATCAATATTAAACCCTCTCCAACGCAAGAACATTTTGAATTCATCATCAAGTTTTTGCATGATCAATGCTTGCAGTCTTTCACAATATTGATTGAATCTGTACTCTTGAATCAATGCTGTACCTACTTTACCATCTTGCATGGTACGATCTGAATCATCCGGACCAGTAGGCAAATAGCTTGAAGGTACACGTAGACCACGAGCCATTTTGTTGTTAAAATACTTTAAATCGTCAATTTCTCCAAGGTTTTGACCGCCTTGCAACATTTCTACTGAACTGCCACGTCCATCTGCACCTACCGGAAAGAAGAAGTCTTCGTTGATACTAAGTGGATTATAACTTGAATCCATAATGTTCTGACCACCACCACCATATGTAGGAATACGACGTTGATGCATTTCATTCTTCACACGTTCCACAAACGCCATGGCCATGTGGCTGGGCATGTTGCCCACGTCAATCTTGAACATTCGTCGCTCAGGAGCACGTTGTACTCGATAGATCAACATGGCATCTTCAAGCAATTCTTTTTGCTTGAAAACTTTAAAAATGTTTTCCAAGATTGATTTACCAAAAGGCCAGAATGTATCTAACCCTTCGTTTAAACTCATGTGAACCACATGTTTAGCATCAATACAAGTTTCGTTCACAGCGCGATTGAATCTGCTTACTCCACTCATGGCTGAACTAGGTGCAGTGTATCCACCACCTTGCATGCTACCGCCAATACCGCCTGCTCCGCCCGAACTTGGGTTGACCATGAAGTCTGTTGTGGTTTTAGCTGCCACCGTCAAGTTCTGGAAGTTGGGGTTGATATCACGAATGATGTATTGTTCAGGACGTTTGCCTTCATTTTCATTAACAATAACTCGAACCACTTTGCTCATGTCCACCCAGTACATTTCAAAGGTTTCTGGATCACGCACAAATATTTGATCACCGTACTTGATGGTGTTACGGAACAATTTGAAAATACGCTGATCAAGTTTGTTTAGCTTGACCCACTGCTGCATCTGTTTGCGTATGATTTCAACTTCGTGATCCGTAGGATCATCATTGTATGTTATATCAAACGGTGTATCGTTTTGTTCATTCAGCTGTGTAGAGAATTCAGATATGATATCTAAACATGCATTAACTTCTGAATCAGCATCCATGTTTTCATATTGATTGTAACGTTCAATACGGTTAGGATGTCCCGAATATACTTCGGGCAATCTACTGGCATAGTTTCTGAAACTAAAATCAGACTCTGCTTGATTACTGCGTCGGCCATCATTCTTAGGATATCCCGGTAATCCTTGATCTCTACCACCCGCAATTGGGCTCATCTGTCCAGATAAATCTGCGACTTTGAAGTATTTTTTCCACCCGGTGCCTTTGTTTGGTTCTGCCATAGTGTGTTATTTATTGTTAATTCCTAGACTGTTGTAGTATCTTGCCTTGGGTATTAACACTTCTACGCATGAGATCCACTAGTTCGTTTGTACTAGCTGTTTGCAATCCTATGTTTTTGGCCAATTCCATAATGCCTTGAGTCAGTTCTGGATTGGTTTCGTTATTGGATCCAGTATTTGTTTTTGTTTCACGTTCGGTATCTGGTCGAGAATTATCCAGTGTTGTACGATACGATGTGTTAGGTCCTGCTAATGATTGGTCAGGTTTAGCAAATTGATCCGGAGGGCTAATTCTAATATAGCCCGAAGTAGGTGCAACTGGTGCTGGTTTAGGTTGTGGTGCTGCTGGTTTGGCTTGTGGCGCTACCGGTGCTGGTTTGGCTGGCGGTGCTAGCGGTGCTAACGGTGCTGGGTTAGGTTTTACCTTGTCTACTAATTTTTGTTTGTCTTCATCCGTTAGTTTTGGTGTATAACGAATGTCGCGACGATTGACTGGTTCACTATTTGGTTTGGCTCTATCCACCTGTTCCTGCGGAGTAAGGTCTCGTTGTCCTAAGTTTCCTATAGCTTTAGATGCCTTGCTAACAGAATCTTTTATAAACGTTTCAGCTTCCGCAGTTTTAAAATTTGTACCGTATCCAGCAACAGATGGGGTGTTTACACCTCGTCCCGAACCAGGTTGATTAGGTCTTTCTTTAATTGATGTGTTTTCGCCAGTTACAGGTAACTTTGTAATTACTTTTTCAATTCCGCCAGCTAACTCTAATAATTTAGCAGTCACCGGACTTACACCTTTTTGCACAAGATTGTCCATGGCAATGGTAGTTGCTGTTTGTGCTTGTCGCAGTGCCACTTGGTTGTTGATATCTAAATCTTTACCAGATTTTAAATCGTCTTGTGCTTTTTTAGCATCAGCCTCATTTTCTGATGCAGTTTTTTGTCGATTTTTAGCTTCGAGAGCAATCATTCCCGCGTAATCTGCATTTACTGAATTGCTTATGCCTGCTTTGGCTAATCCCACATTTCTATTAAGTGCGCCGCTGGCTTCGGTAGCGCCTTTGGTCAGTACCTCGCTGGCTTGGTAATTTTGACTGAGAATTGCCTGAGACATCTCAGGCAATGAAGTATACATTTTTTTAGCTTCTGGACTGTTTACAAATCCACTCATCAAATCCTGCACACCTTGTTTCAATGCAGCAGGTGTTTGTGCCATTAACTCACGATTCTGTTTAATTTGATCTTCAGCTGCTTTGGCCCCATCTTCGTCTCCTGCTGCTCTGGCAGCGGCTGCTTTTTGTTCTAGTTCTCTAGTTACCGCAGCATAACGTTGATCTGATAGTCGTGCTTCTTCTTCTTTGGCCAAAGATTCTGCTGATTTACCTGTTAGTCGGCTGAGTTTGTCCTGTTGCGTAATATACTCAGCAGCACCGGCTGTGAGTGCTTCTTGTGATTTTTGGGCACTGGCACCAGTTAATGTTTGTATTCTTAGATAATTTGCGGTGCCTTCATTTATATCTTTGACCTTTAGACCCATGCGTAGAAATTCAGACTGTAATCCTGACTGCTCTATACCAGCAGCAACTTCTGCAAACTTTTTAGTTCCTTGGCTCACACTGCCGCTAAGTTTGGCCAACGCTTCGCTGTTCTGAGCAATCATTGCTCCAAATTCGGGCAATTGATTCATCGATAGGCCAAACTTCTGCATGTTATCAAACACGCCTGTCATGCCTTCAGCACCAGCACCGCCTACTCTGCTGAGATCTTGAAAACTTTTGAATAATGCATCGCTTTGCTGAGAAGCTTTGATAAGATACATTCCAGCAAACTCACCCAGTTTACCAAATGCTGTGCCTAATGCTCCCAATGGACCCAGCAGTGATGTTAACGCTTGGCCAGCTGATTGTATTGTACCATTAAATACACTGGCACCTTGTTGACCATTGGCCAATGCTGTGGTAAGATTAGCAGCACCTCCTGCTATTTGCCCAGCGGCTGTTGAGAAGCTTGAGCCAAAATTCTTAAGCATATCGTCCAACTGCTGTTGCAATAATTTTGCGGCCTCATCCATAATATGTCCTTGTAATTTTACCGTGTGGTAATTTAATCATAATTATATTTAGCGAGGAAAAACATGCTACCAAACAACCCATTAACACAATATTTTCGCCAACCAGCGATCTATCTCCGACTGCCATCCAAAGGTAAATTTTATCCGCCAGGCACCCTTACTTTGCCGCCCAATGGAGAATTACCAGTGTTGCCCATGACCAGTGTGGACGAAATCACTTATCGAACTCCAGATGCGCTATTCAACGGCACAGCCACTGTGAATGTGATCAAAAGCTGTGTTCCTAGCATACGAGATCCCTGGGCCATGCCAGCAACCGACATCGACGCTGTGTTAGTGGCCATACGTATTGCCAGCTACGGACATGCCATGGATCTTGATGTGACATGTCCAGCATGCAGTGTTGACGAGTTGATCAGCGTTGATTTACGTGCAGTCAATGATGGATTGAAGATTGGAGATTATGATAGTTCTATGAATATCGGAGATCTAGAATTTTGGTTCCAACCTATTCCATACAAATTTGTAAATGACAACAATCAAATGCAAATGGAACAACAACAAGCCATGCGGGTGCTCAATAGTGATGCGGACGAAAAAATAAAATTAGAACAGTTAAATCGTAGCATGATGTTGGTCAATGAAACTACGTTGAGAACCATTGCCCAAAGTATTGCTGCTATCAAGACTCCACAAGCAATGGTAACCGAAACTGAATTTATCATAGACTATCTACAGAACTGTGATAGCAAGATATTCAATAAATTAAGAGACTACGTTATTACATTAAAACAAAAAAGTGATGTACAACCGTTAAATCTTGTGTGTAAAGAATGTAATCATCAGTATGCACAACCCTTTACACTGGATCTATCAAGTTTTTTCGTCGACGCCTCCTGACCTCTAGTGTAGAAGAGATCGGTACCTTGGTCGACAATATGGACAAAGATTGTCAAAACATACGCCAGGAGGCCATCAAGATGAGTTGGTTCATGAGAGGTGGACTAACTTATGATCAAGCCATGGCTCTAGGGGTACAAGAGCGTGAAATTATCAATGAGTTAATCAAAGACAATTTAGAGACAACAAAAAAGACTGGACTCAATTTCTTCTAAGTGTTCAAGACTTGCTACGCAAGTCTATTGATTCGCTGTCGCTCATCAATGTTTTTTTGTTTTCTTTGTTTGCTTGAATTAGTATCATCTAGATACTGTGGTCATAATTCACCGTATGCACGGTGAATTGATGCATCATCTGAGTGACAGCAGTCATTTATTATAAAGAGATTGTTGTTTCCAACACAGAGGCGGTTGACCGGTACCCCTTACTCTAGCTTCACATATCAACGGAACCCTAGTGACCCGATAATAAATCCAAGTCCTATGAGCATGGGGTGTATCTATTTCACAGAGCCCAAACCATTTGTTGCCTTTAGTTAGCAATTGCCTTTGACGCCCAAGTCCAGACCGGGTATCGCACCGTTCCTCAATGGGGTTGAGTCAAACACTCAACACAGAGTCGTTTAGTTGCCTGTTAAATCTTGTTTAGAATTTGACGGCCATGTACCCTTACAGATATCTGGCCGTTGTAATAATCTTGTGATTCTAATACTTGTCTACTGAACTGTTCTCGTGCTTCAACGTATGAACATTCACTTTTACTGTTACAGTAGTAAAGTATCTCTCTGGTAAAATTGTCGGTGCCTAGTTTTTCGATGTCTGCGGATAATTCTGCGCTGGATCCATGATACTGTTGCCAGTCTGAATCAATTTTGCTACGTATCTTTTTCCGCTTCTTGATGCCGTTTTTTTGTTTGACTGTTTTGTAAGTTGTTTTTGAGAACTTAGCTAGTTTTTTGCCTATGTATTTGCGTCCAGATAGATTATTTGTGATCAAGTAAACAAATCCCACACATGTTTCGGGCAATGTCTCCACTGGGGTGTTTTGATATAGCCATGTCATATTGCTGTATTACTTGTGTCATATAGTTATGCCTTAAAGTTGAAGTTGACGTAAAAAGTTGCCTGTTCAATTACTGTATTTGCATTGACATTTACAGTATACTTGATAAAGTCACTGATGTCATGCAAAGCCTGCCCGTTACCAGTCCATGTGGGTCTACTACGGCTGAGTTCTGTATCTAGTCTATCTAATGTGAGTAAAGTTGTTCGAAATTTCACTTGATCTTGTTTAAATGCCTGTGTGCCTTGCCTGCTGGCGTGACTTAATGCTGCCTTGCTAATTCTATATGTTTCCCATCTGGGTTCAGGTGCCACTATGCTTTGCTCACCTACAGATCCGATGTTAAAAATCCATCCAGATTTTCCGGCTGCTTGCCATGCATCGTATACTGCCATGTACACCTGGGTCTGTCCAAAATTTGCCCACGGCTCTTGTGGAGGCCCATCAAATGCATTGTTCACAAACACATCATACTCTAAACTCATTAGAGCAATGTTTTGATGATCTTTTGTAATATCAATTCCTGTAGCACGGCTTATGCTTGTTGCACCAAATTGTTCCACAAAATGCTGTCCTAATCCTCTATTACCGCCGGTTACTAACATTTTCATATTTTGGATCCTCCTTGATCCCATACTTTTGTAAATTTACTACCACAGGTCATTGCACATTCAAACAATCTATGTTCATTGTTCCAGCTCTCTACTAGATCCGACCACATGGGATTCTCAAACACACCCTCTAATGAGTTATTGTGTAGATTGAGATTATCTAAGCCATATCTTGACAAAAAGTCTGTGATCTGATTGCGTCCATTGTGTTGGCTTAATGGATTGGCACCAGGCAAACTGCCGTCTCTAAATCTAGCATCATACAAGTTGTGATTGAAAAAGTTGCAAGGCAATACCACACCCTCGGCATTAATAGCTACTTTACGTCCTATCATAGCATCACACCGTATTGGGGTGGTATCAAAATAATCCTTAACTGATGCATATTGTTTTTTTAAGTTGGGCAGAAACATCATGCTTGCATTGCGATATTCTGGATGGTCGGACGGTGCTAACACACGATCACTGTTTTTAATAGGCCATGTTGGCATCTCTTCCATCAAGGCATGATTGAGAAATCTACCAGTCTTACGTATCAGAATGTTGTGGAACTTCATGCTAGCTGCTAGTTCTTTAGCTTGCTCAACTTGATGTTGGTTATGTTGGAACACTATGTAGTTCCACTGCGCACGACCACCGGCATTGATGAATGCTTGTGCATTGGCTATGACTTGATTGTATTTTACATTTTTACGATATAGATGTAAGGTATCTTCAAGACCGTCTATTCCAAAATCTATTTGTCCATATCCATTCATAATTTGGGCTATTTCTGTCCAATACTCTGGGTCATGCACACCCCCATTGGTATGCATATACAACCATAGTGTAGGATTCTTGCTGCGAAAATCGCGCAAGATGCCCAGGAAATCAGGATGCATGATAGGATCGCCATAACTGCCACAGAAGAATATTTGTCGTAACCGTGTGCAAAGTTCTGTATCAAATGCACGGTCAATTACCATACGATCAAGATGGGTCAATGGCATATAAGGATTGATACCGTGACCAAGATCATTTCTTGGGCACTGTGGACAGGCTGCGTTACAGTACGACGTTATTTCAATTTGATACTCATCAATCACAGAAAAATCAAACAAGTTCAACCTCGCTTTGCCATTGATTGCTAAAATTGGATCCGCCATCTTTGGATCCGCAGGTATCCACACATACAATATTAGGTTGCAAACTAGTCCAAGAGTTTTGTATTTGAGTAAAATCTCTAACAAAATCTTGTTGTCTGGCACCAAGCCAGCAACATGGACTTATATTTCCTTGTGCATCTATATAAGTGCTTTGCTCTTTAATAGCATGACAATCAATTGTGGTGGATACCATAGACGGAATACCCCACCCAATTGGTTGCTCTAATTTGTTTGTGAATCCACGTTTACTAACTTTGGCACGAAACCATTTAAATCCCATAGATTGAGCAAGTTGCTTACACTCATCAACCTGATGTTGATTATGCCGGTACACCAACATGTCCCAGTGTGCAGATCCACCTGCTTGTATAAAAGACTGTGCGTTTTGCATTATTCGCAACCAGGTAACATTTTTTCTGTAAACATGGTTGGTGCCTTCAAGTCCATCTATGCTGAATACAACATAGTCTTGAGGCTGATTGAATATACGTCCTAACTCATTCCACCATAGAGCATTTTGCAATCCTCCATTGGTATTCATGCCTAGCACAATGTTTTTGTTGAGCTTTCTAAATTCACGATAGATGTTCAATGTGTATTTGCCAGCAGCAGGATCTCCATAGTTACCGCACATGAACATTTTGTCTAATTTGGCAATTTTATCAGCATCAAACGCTTGCATTAGTTTGTACATGTCAAGGTGGTGTTGACGATCTTTACGAAAGTTTTTGTCAGTTTCTCTTGCACACAAAGGGCATGCTGCTTGGCATACATCTGTGGGCTCCAGGTGTAAGACTTTTATATCACGCAAGATCAATGTCCGTGCTGTAACTAGTAAATCCATTCTCCTTAACAACCCTAAGAATGTTCTCTACCCTGCTGGTCAATTCATCTCTATGACTGACCAACCAAATTGATTTTTGTCGTTCTCGACTCATCTTTTTCAGCAATGCCAATGCATTCTCCACACCTTGTGTGTCAAGTCCTGAATCAATCATCTCGTCAATAAACAAAATGTTGATAGGACAATATAAACTTTCCCATACATCTCTAAATGCCCAGCTCATGCTTAGGATAAGTCGATTACGCTCACCACGCGATAAGTTATCAAAATCCAATTCACGACCCAGCTCTTCAATACTCACAGTTAAATCGTTTTGAAACTTTACAGTATGTGGTAATCCAATGCGATCAAGATAGTATGTGAGTCTTGCATTGAGATAACTTAAATTTTGATCAATGATCTTCTTACGAACAAAACTGTCCTTGCTGGTCAATAACTTTAACAAGAATTCTTGATGTTCTTGTACCCTAGTAAATTCGTTTAAGGTATCATAACTTACCACTTGCAATGCTTGGTGTTGCATGTCTGCAATTTGTTCAGCATACGGATCGGCATCAGATGATCTTGCTGCAAGGTCCTTGTGTAAGGTATTCACAGTATTTTTGTGATTCAATGCTTGTTCTAAGTTGTCATAAAACACTGTAGGTGCAATGCCTACCACACCAAGTTTCAATAATCGATCTTGATGTTCCATGCGTTGTGTATCATTGGTCAACAATTGCAATGATAATTCTTGCAGAGTTTTTTCACGCTGTGCTTTCACAGTATCTAGACTGTTGTCGTGTATCTCTGTACCACATGCAAAACATTTGTGACTGGCAATTTGATTTAGATCTTTCTTGGTCTGATCAAATTGCTTTTGTAATTTTATGTCGTCGGCGTTGATTTGTTTGATCCACCGATTTGCATCGTCTGCTGTTTTCTTACGCACATGATACGCTTCAAGGTCTCTGTGTGATTGTACCTCTACTTCGATGTTAATGTGCTCAAGATCACTGATGCCTTGTGTTAATGCAGCTACATCTTCAGTTTGTTTACGTAGCCACAATGTGCGACGTTTTTCCAAACTTTGAATTTGCTCCTCAATTCGTTTGTTGGCTTCTTGTACTGCTCGTATGCGTAGTTCTTCACTTTGAATAGAATCTTTAGTTGCTTTGTTAAGCTCTTTGATACGATCAGCACGTTCACTTAACAGTGTAATACCCAACAGTTGTTCAATGATAGTGCGTTGTTCATTGGCTTTAAGACTCAAGAACGGCGGAGTATATGTGTTTAGTGCAACGATATGTTGAAACATATCATGACTCATTCCTAACACACGTTCAATAGCGTCTTGTGTTTCTCTTGAATCACCCTGAGCATCATCTGAACTTTTGTCTTCTTGATTTACATAAAATTTTAAAATGTTGGGTTTACGCCCACGTTCAATTCGATAGTGTTGCCCGCTGACACTAAAATCTAAACTCACAAGCATGTGCTTGGCATTGGTCTTGTTTACAAGATTATCTTTGCGGATGTTCGATAAGGCTTGCCCATACAATGCATAGCTTAGTGCATTGATGATTGTGGTCTTGCCTGTACCGTTGCGAGAGCCATCTCCGCCCATGTCTAAGTTTTCGCCCAGCACCAAGGTGAGATCACTACGATCAAAGTCAATGGCTTGTGTGGTATTACCCACACTCATAAAGTTTTTTACTGTAATGTCACGTAAATGGATCATAGATTTTGATAAATTTTCAACAGTAGTCGATTGTCGTAGAATTCTGATTCAATGTTGGTGATCTGATCTGTTACAATCTGATCTACACTTTCAAACTTGATCTCTCCAGGCGCCATATCCGTATCTACAGAACTATTTTTGTTGGGTATCAATGCCATCTCTCTCAAATTGTAATCTCGGATATATGTTTCTTTGATAAAGTTGGCTTCTTCGTATGAAATCTCAATGTCTAAGTTTACACGAACGTGCATTCTAGGTGCAAGCAATGCAGCCGCATTGTCGATGATATTAGCCAATCCTAGCACACGATATCGAGGTTGATTGGGCCAAGCATGATACACAGGATCCTGGCCCCATTCAATGATGGTGAGTCCTCTATCGTCGTCGCCTGCATCAGCATAGTTGTGTGGAAATGCATTGCCAATGTACGTGATATTTTTTTTGGTCTGTCGTTTGTGAAAATGTCCAGTAAAAACATGTTCAAAGTTGTTGAAGTCTTCTCTGCGTACCTCACCGTGATCTGGCATCTCTACCATGGCATTCATGAGATAGCCGGGCAGTTCAAAGTGTCCAAACATGTATTTGCCCTTTAGCTTGGGTATACGTTTATAGTCATCCCCCACAAGCCAAGGAGCAATCACAACATCACCGACGGTGACCCAATCATTACAAATTTCAACATTAGGTAAATGTTTAGCCCATTCAACACTTTGTATATCACGTTTATCGCGATAATATAAATCGTGATTGCCTGGAATAAAATAAACACTAGAAAAATTATCATTCATGTGCTCCAGTGCTCGAAGGCTATAATTCAATGTAACAATGTTGAGACTGGCTCTATTGTTATGCCAATCACCCAAAAACATGCATGTTTCACAGCCTTCTTCTTGAGCCTTGGCAGTAGCCCATTTTACAAAATTTAAACAATCCTCGTTGTGAGTGCTGCTATTGCTTTTAAGTCCAAAATGTATGTCAGTGAAAATGGCTGCTTTTTTGAATAGATTGGTCATCCTTTGATTATACTACTCTTCAAGTGAGATTACAACCGGTCCGGACATGGCTTCCATGCTGTGTTTGCCAGAATTTTGTCTAGTCCAGCTTGGATTCAATCCGTTCATCTCCAAAATGTCATCACGGATGTTTTGCATCTTTTTTTCAATGTTCAGGATACGAGTAAAACTATTAGTGATAGCGGCAGTATAATACGCAAAAGGGTTCTGCGATTTTGATTCATCAAATTGCAGTCCAATTTGGCTGAGTTGCAACAAGGCTTGTCCGCGCATTTCTTCATTGTAAGTGTATCCTCTCCAGTTTGATCTTGTGGCATAGCGTTCACACAGTTTCATAAACATCTTGGCCAGGGTTCGAGTCATCTCGCCATGATCTTTTGAAAACTCTCCAGTTTCCAAATCACCACGCCAATGGCTCTTGCCCACTAGATACGGCTCTTTGTTTTCATCCACCCGGTAATGAAAGAATGGAGGAAAATTAACCCGCATGTGCGTGGGATCCAGCATGGGTTCGTCAATCAATCCGGCCAATGAATCATCTTCAATCGGATCTTCAAGTTCCAACAGTTCTTCTAGTTTGCGCTTTTTAGCTGCTGCCTTGGTGATCTTTTTTGGTGCCATGGGTATGTGTTCCCAGGTCATGATGCGAAAAACAACGTCTGTGTTGGGGATTTTTTTGGGATCAATGATCTCACCAGTTTCACGTTTGATGCGATCTGCTCGATTTCTACGTGCTTCGGCTGTGCTTTTTTGATTGATTTTGCTTGTTGATGGGAGAATGATATCGTATTGATGATCCAGCACAGGATCTCTAAAAGCACAGTAATTTTTCTTACTAAGGTGGATTTCCTTGAGAATATCTCTGTTGTTGAGATAATTTGTTTTTGGTGTTGCTCTTGTGATGGTTGCCATCCGTGCGGATCCTTTAAAATATTATTTATTATAACATATTTTTCCAGTTTGTCAACGGTTATAAACTATGCGGTTTATTTTTTGAGTAAATAAAGAATAGGGAATTATCATGGCATACAACAAAGATAACGCATCAATATTTAATCAACTGATACAACAAGGTCTGTCGGTAGAGCAAGCTGCCCAACTGGCTGGTGTCAGCGATGCTGCATCTTCATATGGTTACGGAACAAATTCCAATGCAGGTGCAGTAATACCAGGTGCAGGCGGAATCATTGATATTGCTGGATTAACACAAGTTCTTTACACTCAACCGGGTGTAGCATTAAATTCACAATCTCCTTTGCAGACTACATCAGCACTGTTCGCCGATCCACGTATAATTGTGGGAGCACCTCCGCCTCCTACCATTGTTGCCGACCCTATCAATGCAAACACATCAGGAATACCCATCCCCAACGATGAAGGCATAGCAGCAGAGGGAATACGCACAAATCCAGAAACTGGAGAAACTTATTATACCACTGTAACAGATCAGCAACGAGTAGCCTCTGAACAAGCAGCTACCATTGACGCAAACACATCAGGAATACCCATCCCCAACGATGAAGGCATAGCAGCAGAGGGAATACGCACAAATCCAGAAACTGGAGAAACCTACTACACTGACCCACCTGCAACAGATCCAACAACAACTGATGCACCTGCTGATGTGGTACAGAGTGATGCTGAAACAGCACGTTTGGCTAGATTAGAGTTAGACGCCACTCCAAATGAAACTTCTGCTGAATTTAATAGACTTCAGGAAAAAAATGTACAAGCTGTGGTAGGAACACAACTGGCACAACGTCAAGCTGTGTTGGATGCTCAACGCAAAATGGTCAACAACGGAGATTGGCGTGTACGACTAAGTCTTGCCCAAGGTGCCCAATATTTGTACAATGCTTCTAGCCCAGGCATACTAGCACCATTGGCCAAGACTGGCGGAGTGATATTTCCCTACATGCCCAAGATTGATATGGCATACAAAGCTAACTATACTCCATACGACCTCACCCATTCTAACTATAGAGGATATTTTTATCAAAATAGCAGTGTGGATTCGGTAAATCTCACAGCCACATTTACTGCGCAAGATACCACAGAGGCAGACTATCTATTGGCAGTGATACATTTCTTCAGATCAGTAACTAAAATGTTTTATGGCCAAGATGCACAGCGTGGTGCACCACCACCATTGGTATATCTCACCGGGCTGGGGATATACCAGTTCTCAGCTCATCCTTGCGCAGTTACCACTTTCACATACAATCTTCCCAACGATGTAGATTACATTCGCGCAGGTAGTACCAACATCAATGGTACCAACCTGTTGACCCGTAGAACAAGACAAGACTTGCCTACTAATCCTGTAACCGGCGCTGTTAAACGTTTAGAAAACTTGTTCTCTAGTCAAGGCATCAACAAAGGTGCTATATCAAGTCCATCTGCACCGCCTACCCTGGGTAAAAATTCACCAACCTATGTACCTACCAAGATTGATTTAACTATAGGGTTAATACCCATGCAAACTCGCGCACAAGTCAGTCAAGTGTTCAGTCTCAAGAGCTTTGCCAATGGTGACTTGATTAAAGGAGGATTCTGGTAATGGCCACGTATGACTCAACTAGTGCTTACTATACCACAGGATATAGTCAATTTTTCTTGGATGTAATGGCCAATCGTGCCATACCCAAAGAAAGTGATGATAGACTTATGCAAATCAATCAAACTTATCAATATAGACCTGATCTGTTGGCCCTGGACTTGTATGATAATGCCAGCCTTTGGTGGGTGTTCTATCAACGAAACCCAAACACACTAACAGCACCACCATTGGATTTTAAAGCAGGTGTGCAAATTTATCTACCCAAAATAACCACACTACGCGGCGTATTAGGATTCTAATCAATGTCATCATTTATTCAAAGCGAACTTTTACGTGTTAAATTGGATATTGAGTATACTCAAGACAGTGTACGTGCGTATGAAGAAAGATTACAAGATCCAAATATTACTCCATTGCAAAGAGCCTCGGCTCGGCGTGCCCTGGCCCAACAACAACAAAGACTTGTTACCTTGCAAGGGGAACAGGCCACTTTGCAAACACAGGCCAACGCTCCTCCAAGCAGTGCTGGTGATGTTGCAGCCGTGGCACAAGGAGCACGTGATGATAATGCCAATCCCAGCAGCGGCGCATCGCAACAATTGGTAGAAAAACCTGTTGGTCGAATAGAGCCAGCAGTTCCTAACATAGATACCAACGCCACAGTACCAATCACCAGCAACAGTGAGTTTGGTACCAATGCAGGCACAATATCATTGGCTAGTAGTCAAGCTATACCTTCACCTGAACCGTCGGGTGCATTGTCTAATCCTCCATTTTTAGATCCGGCACAAAGAGCACAATTACAAACATCAGGGTCACCTGATCCAAACACATTCTTGGACCCGCGACAGCGAGCAGAATTCAATCAATTACAAACTCAAGGAGCATTGCCTACCAATGCCCCTGTGAACAATGCCACACAAGGCGGTGTGGGTGCTCGTGATGAAGATGCTGCGCAGCCCGCAACCAATGCTGTGAGAAATAGACTAGATGAACTATACGGCGGAGCAGCCAATGCTATTATCTCGCAAGGCAACATCTTGGATTTTTATGCCAGCTACACATACAGTCTCAGCTGGTACCTGGTAGATCCTGCCACATACAACAAATTGATCAAATCTCCAAAGAGAAATCTTGAAGGATATTATCTCCTGGTACAAAGTGGTGGAGCACCAATCAACAATCAAGTTCCTGCTGCCCCAAATCAAACAGTTGATCCACAACAGGCTGCACAAACATCCAGAACAGCAGGATATGGGCGTAGTCCATTTTTTCCACTGGATTACTACATTGACAATCTTGAATTTAATTTATCCTATGGCGGATCAACAGCAGCTGGAGGAGCAGCCACATTCGGTGATCTTACCTTTACCATAACAGAACCCAATGGTATTACTTTGTTGGATAACTTGTACCGTGCAGTGGCTGACTTGTACACAAAGAAAAATATTGTCAAACCCGGCGTTGATCCAGCTTACTCTGCTGCCATGTATGTGATGGTAATAAGATTTTACGGGTACGATGTTGATGGAAATTTAGTACAGCCAATTGGTCGTAGAACTGGAGTGACTGACAGCCAAGCAGCAGTGGAAAAATTCATTGCTTTTACTATTAGTAATATTGAATTTAAAGTATCTAACAAGCTGGTTGAGTATAGGGTTACAGGCGTGGTTCCTGGAACCAGCACTGGGCTCAGTACCAACAGAGGCAGCATTCCTCAAAACTTTCAATTCCAGGGGACCACAGTCAAAGAAATTCTGGTCGGAACTGTGGTACAACAAACAGCCAGCCAAGCAGCTGGAGACCAAACTAGAAATAGTGTACCTATACAAACTTCGCCGCCAGGCAGTAATAACACACAAGATCCTACACAACGGGCACAAGCAGTGTTAGCAGCCGCCGGCAACAACGGGCAGGGAGAAGGATAATATGGCAACTAACTCAGCACCACGACTTGGTGGCAATCCTGGTGACGCCACAATAGCCGCAGCCGCTCTGGCACCACGACGCGGCGGCAATCCCGGCGATGCCGCAATAGCTGGCGCTGCTCTTGCACCAGCCAAAGCCAACGCTGCACCAAAACCTGGAGCCACTCAAGTAGGTACTGGGTTGATAGCAGCACTCAATGCTTTTTGGGGCGGCATTTCCAAATCTAAAGGATTTATTCCTGACATATACGAAATCAAATTTGCTGATCCGTTGTTGAGCAATGCCAGCGTGGTGCCACCGGGCCCATTGGATAAAAGTTTTGCCGGCGGGTCTCTACAGGCCACTGCTGCTGATAAACTGTTGGGTGAAAAACAAAACATGAGCCCAACAGTAAGACAGCGATCGGCCACTGCTGGCCAACAGATACTACAGTTTATTGATACAGTGTTACGTAATAGCAGTTACATCACAGATCAACAAAAAGTAATATGGAATTCAAAAACAAATGAATGGGATTACAACGGAAAACCTGCACAAAATTTTGCATGGTTTAATATATCTTGTCAAGCAGAGCAACTGGAGTATGACCCCAAGCAAAACGACTTTGCATATCGAATGACATACATCATAGCACCATATCAAGTTCCGGTACTGAGCGAATACTTTGATAATGGATCTTTTAGAGGTGTACATAAAGTTTATAACTATTGGTTCACTGGGCAAAATTCTCAAGTAACGCAGTTTGAACAAAATTATAACAATGCATGGACACAGGCATTGACCAATGACGTATCTATTAGACGTGGTAATGAATCCATTCAAAGTCAAGTCAACAGCAGAGAGAAATGGAAAAAAAGATACATGCCAGCTAGTAATCAAGCTAGACAAGGTGGTGATGGCAAAACATTTGAACCTGGTGCAAATGCTGCTGATTACTTGTACACTACAGATACCTCAACAATTGCCTTGCATATATTAGGAGATCCAGCTTGGATTCCGCCACCCACTAATATACAACCGGGACAATTTAGTTCATCTCCATTTTTTGCCGATGGCAGCATCAATACCACTGCCAGCGCAGCATATTTTGAGTTTGCCTGGAACCAACCAACAGACTACAACCCCACAACTGGATTGATGGATCCTGGACAAAACAACTTTGGAGCCAACCGCACTGCTGGTGTGGCCGGTATTGCGCAGCAAGCAATATCGTATCAAGCCATAAGTGTTAAAAGCATATTCAGCAAAGGTAAATTTAGTCAACAGTTAAATGGTACATGGTTACAACAACCAGCCAAGAACGCTGTGGCCAAAGCTGACACTGGAAGAAATACTGATCCACCAGTGCGAACCACGGTCACCGGTAAGCCTGGTGAAACTGCAATGGCCTCAGCCGCTGCCTCAGTTCCAACAACTCCGCTGCTGGCCGGTGCCTCGGTGGCCAGTATCAATAATGTACAAGATCCAGCACAAGCAGCCAGTATATCTTCATCAATTGCAGCCAATTCAATCACATCTGTCAACAATGCAGAATTACTGCCAGCAAAACCTCCCAGTATCGACGGTGCAGAGTCAACTACAGAATTTCAACCGCCACCTACTCTACGAGGAAATCCCACCGCTGGGTTTGATGGCCTAGATTTATCACCATCTCCTACTCCAACTCCAACACAAGGTATTGTGAATGACGATCAAGGCGGACCCCGATAAAGGAACTATTTTATAATGGCAGACAATCTTAATCAAGCAGCAGGAACCACAGCAAATTTCAAGTTTGATCGTGGCGGCACACCAGCGCAGATGGGTCCGTTCATTGGTCGAATTGTAAGCAATGTTGATAGCACACGCACTGGTAGATTACAAGTTTTCATTGAGCAATTTGCTTCTGGACAACCCAGCACCAATCCTGAAACATGGCGTTGGGTCCATTATTTGCCACCATTTTATGGTGTCACAGAAAAAACCAGCACCAGCACAGGTGCTGGATCATATCCGGGCAATCAGCAAAGTTATGGTATGTGGTTTACTCCGCCGGACCTAGGAACATCGGTCATGTGTTTTTTTGTTGAAGGCGATCCCGATCAAGGATATTATATTGGCAGTGTGATTGATAACAGTCTAAATCATATGCTACCAGCAATTGGAGCAGCCACACAAGATCAATACGTCACTCAAAATGAAACGCAGACCGCATATTTTGTCAATGCACCACAACTACCAGTCACAGAAATCAACAGCGCCAACAAACAGGTTGATCAGGACCCACGATTCTTTGATCAGCCTAAACCAGTTCACAGTTATCAAGCTGCTATATTTTGCCAACAAGGACTAGATAGAGATCCTGAACGCGGTCCTATCATATCCAGCGCACAACGAGAAAGTCCAAGCACAGTATATGGAATATCTACACCAGGTCGGCCTATCTATCAGTGCGGATTAGATTCTGCTACCATACGCAACCAACTTCGCACAGGTGCAGTTACTCCTCAGGATGTCAAAGTGATTGGACGCAAAGGCGGGCATACTTTGGTAATGGATGACGGAGAGCTGGACAACAAAAATGCCTTGTTTAGATTGAGAACATCCAAAGGTCATCAGATCATGATGAATGATTCAGAAAACTTTTTTCAAATCATTCATGCCAATGGGCAGACCTGGATAGAGTTTGGCCAAGAAGGTACAGTTGATGTATTCTCAACCAATTCAGTGAATGTGCGTACACAGGGCACTATCAATTTGCATGCTGACAAAGATATCAATATGTATGCCGGCGGCAATATCAGCATGAAATCTAATGCTGCTACCAATATTGGATCCGTGGGCACAATGAACATAGCCAGTCAAGGCGAGATGGTTCTGTATGGACAAGCAACTGTGGGCATCAAAGCCGACGGTGCATTGGCATTGCAAAGCAAACTGACTGGATCATTTGCTGGTAGTTCGTTGAGATTCAAAGGATCAAGAATAGATCTCAATGGATCAGCACCAACTTCAGTTAAGACGCCTAGACTATATCCCAAAACCACATTGGATGACACTGTGTTTGATAATTCAACTGGGTGGAAAGTAAAACCCAACTCTTTAGAAAGCATTGTTACCCGTGCTCCTACCCACGAGCCATATCCATATCACAACAAGGGTGTGGCAGTGAATGTAAATCTTGGCGGCACTGGTTCTCCCTCCCCACCGCCAGCGGCAAAACCAGTTGCAACTAATTATAGCATAGTAAGAAAATCATGAGCAATTTTACATTTACTGGACCCAATGGAGAAGTTTATGAGATTCAAGGGCCATCCACTGCTACGTTTGCACAAGCACAAGCAGTATTTGATCAACAAGTTGCCACAGGTGGGCTAACAGGATTACCAGTGGGCGGTCTTGTCAATGCAGTTACACAAGCTGCCGGCGGGTTAAGTTCTGCACTGGCACAGTTAGGCCCTCAGGCAATTGAACTAACAAAACAAATAGGCAATTATATCAATTTGCCAAATCTGACTGGATTACCGGTGCCTAACGCTATCACTGTCAGCAACTTTGTTGATACCAAAACAGCATCACAAGCCATTGGAGCCATTGGCTCCGCACAGATACAAGGGTTGGTGGCACAGACTGCTGCATCTGTGAATCAAGCCACAGATGCAATTACCAATACCAAAGGGCTAGGACAATTTGGATTAAATGCCGATCAACTACAATTGGCAGGATTAATTAAACCAGGACTGGCTGAGCAGATCAACTTGGATCCATCTAAATTCACCAGCATATTATCCAGTCCTACCAGCTGGACTGGCAAATTGGGAGCCACAGATCTGACTTCGGTGCTGAGTAGCAGCAGTTTGCAAACATCAGTTCAGCAAGGATTAATGAGCACAAACTTTGCTCAGCTTAAACAACTAGGTACCATCACCGGATTAGAATCAGCAACACAATTAGGGCCGTTGGTGAATGTAGCTACCAAATTTGGTTCAGAAACTGCAACCAAATGGTTATCAAGTGCAACCGGAGCATCCGGCATCACCAGTGCATTAACCAGTGGATTAGCCAGTAACGTCAGCAGCTTGATATCTAGCAGTGGAGCAGGTAGCTTGTTGTCAGGTGGTGGCATTGGCGGATTAGGAGCAGTACCGGATGTGTCATCAGTTATAGATGGATTTGCCCAATCTGCACAATTTGCACAGGTATTCTCTGTTAACAGTTCTTTTTTAGCCGGCGGTGGCAACCCACTTGAAGCAGGCACAGTGACTCCGACTCCGGCATCAAATACAGTGAATAGACAAACGGTAAATCAAGCAGTTTCGGCCATCATTGGCAATAGTAAAATACCTGTTCCTGATTTTGTACCTGCTGCGTAAATTTGCACTGTATTCCTGTGGATAAATATAAACATGCCTACATTCATTGGATTCAACACACAAAATCAATATAAGAAGTTTACCTTGGTAGACCAAGAGTTAATCAAACGTGATCTCCTAAATGCATTTAATATTTGGCAAGGCCAATTGCCCGGTCGCCCTGCCTATGGTACTATATTGTGGGATTTCTTATTTGAAAATCAAGATCAAACTACTATGGATGCTATCTTGCGAGAAGTGCAACGTGTGGCCGGCGGCGATCCTAGAATATACATTGCTGATATAAATTTATTCCCACAGGAGAATGGCGTGTTGATTGAAATTGAAGTGCAGTTTGTTCCCAATACAGATTCTCAATTGCTGAGCGTGTTCTTTGATCAACAACAACGTAGAGCTACTTTTGTATAAACTTAGCCGTTTATATATTTAATAAATAACAAATAACAACGGACGATCATGGCAACCACTACTAGACAAACAGTTATATTCGGAGTAGAAGATTGGAAACGCATCTACGAAACCTACAGAGAAGCGGATTTCCAAAGTTACGACTTTGAAGCATTACGCAAAAGTTTTGTAGATTATCTACGCCAGTACTATCCAGAAACGTTCAATGATTACATTGAAAGTTCAGAATTTATTGCATTGTTAGATGTGATAGCATTCATGGGTCAGGCCATGAGTTTTCGTAACGATCTCAACACCAGAGAAAATTACATAGACACAGCCGAACGTAGAGATAGTGTTGTTCGTCTAGCCAACTTGATAAGTTATACCCCCAAACGTAACACTGCTGCCAGTGGATATCTCAAAGTATTTTCAGTTCAAACCACAGAAAACGTTACAGATTTCAACGGCATAAATCTAGCCAATGTCACAATCAACTGGAATGATCCCACCAACTTCAATTGGTTAGAACAATTTACTGCTGTTGTAAATGCTGCGTTGGTAGATACACAACGAGTGGGTCGCCCGGGCAACCGCGAAACCATTGTGGGCGTGGATACATCTGAATATTCAATCAACTTGGTACCTGGATTTTTGCCAGTGTTGCCCTACACCGCCACAGTAGACGGTGTGAATATGCCGTTTGAAGCAGTGAATGCTACGTCAGCTGGTACACCAACAACATCACCATTTGTCTTTGAACCAGCACCACAACCCAATGGCATTTTTAACATGTTGTTCCGCAATGATTCACTGGGATATGCAGCAGCCAACACAGGATACTTTTTCTATTTCAAACAAGGTGTGTTGCAGAATCAAGATTTTAATCTAGCTGAACGTATACCTAACCGCACAGTGAACATCAATATTGAAGGTGTGAACAACGAAGATCGTTGGTTATTTCAGTTAGACAACACTGGCACAGTCACAAGACAATGGCAGTATGTACAATCAGTATATGCTGCGGCAGCAGAACAATTGGCCCCTGATCAACGTAGTTTATTTTCAGTCACTTCCAGAGCCAACGATCAAATTACATTGACCTTTGGCGATGGTATATTTTCAGCTATCCCCACAGGATTATTCCGTGCATATGTTCGCGCCTCAAACGGACTACAGTATATCATCAATCCAGAAGAGATGCAAAGTGTTGTGTTACCTATCAGCTACATCAGCAGATCAGGCCAGTTAGAAACTATCACTTTCACTTGTGGTATCACAACACCAGTGAGTAATGCTCAGGCTAGAGAAACTCTTGATGAAATCAAACAGCGTGCTCCTGCCAGATACTACACACAGAATCGTATGGTCAACGGTGAAGATTACACTAACTTCCCGTTCACTGAATACAATTCAATTATCAAGAGTTATGCATTAAATCGTGCCAGCATTGGTACCAGTCGATATCTTGACCTAGTAGACAACACTGGCAAATATAGTTCAACAAATATTTTTGCATCCGACGGTGCTATTTGGGAAGAAAATCAGCTGCCTACATTTTTATTCACCTGGCTCACAAACAACGACATAGCTGATGTAATTACCAATCAGATGCAGCCTTTGTTGTCAACCAATGCATTTGTGCAATTTTACTATGCCAATTTCCTCAGACCTGATTTAGCTGTGTTGAATCTAACATGGAGTCAAAGTACAACATTGGCCAATGAGACCACTGGGTATTTTGTAAATACAGGTGATAATCCAGCACCAGTGGGTCCGTTTACCAGTTCCAATGCAAAATTTATCACAGTAGGTAGTTTGATCAAGTTTGCAGCACCTGCAGGATATTTCTTTGATTCAACCAATCGTCTCAAACTGGGAATACCCACCCTGGCCGACGAACGGTTATATTTCTGGGCCAGTCCATTGAGCATTTTTGCTGATGGTACCAATCAAGGACAAGGAGACTTTGTTGACGGAACCGGACAGGTGGCGTTGAATGTATTTGTTCCTACCGGTGCTATACCTGAAGAAGTAATTCCCTTGTTGATTACAACTTTCCCCAGTAGCCTGATCAATGAA